GAAATATTTAAAGAAGATTATATAGATTATAAAAACAAAGATTATGAATGGAATGGACAAAAGGACTAAAGCCTATAAAGAATGGGTTAAGAACCACGAAAAAGAAAGTGGTGGACTTGGTGATACTGTAGAAAAAATAACTAAAGCTACAGGCATTAAAAAGGTAGTAGAAAAGTTTACACCTGAAGGTAAAGATTGTGGCTGTGATGACAGAAAAAACAAATTAAATGAATTGTTTCCGTATGCAAAACCGTTGTGTTTTAACGAGCAAGAATTTAATTATATAGCAGATTTTTTTGATACAAATGTTACAACTGTAACACCAACAGTTCAAAAAGAAGTATTAGCTATTTACAATAGAATATTTACAGAAAAGAAACAAGCTACAAATTGTGGGCAATGTTTTTTTAACGGTGTAGTAGATAAGCTTAAAAAGGTTTACAATGAATATCTGTGATTAGCTGGAAGGAATTAGACTTATTTAAATACTTACAAGGTTGTTGCTATCCTGATTTAGTAAAGGCACGTAAACAATTAAGCAGGTGGGATTGTTATTCTGTAAACAAACGTCATAGAATAGAATTAAAATGCAGGGGTAAGCATTACGATACTTTATTGATAGAAAAGAAAAAGTACGATGCAATGATTATCAAGGCAAAAGAAAACCTTGATCTTCCGATGTATATAAATTCTACCCCAAAAGGTGTGTACAGGTTTAATCTATTTTTAATAGAACCAAAGTGGGAATTGCAATATCATAATAAAACTACTACCTTTAGCAACACAAATAAAATAGAAAAGGAGGTAGCAATGCTTCCTGTAATAGATGCTGAAACATTATAAAACTATGTCAACAAAGAAAACACACAATTTAAAACACATTAAATACCTTACCGATTTTGAGGTTATAAGCAACAACCTGTTAAAGTGGAAAAAAGCAAAACCTATAAAAGAATTAGATAATATGATAGATGCTATTATTAGCATTAATTATTATATAACTGAAATATACCACAACGAACTTTACCACGCAGAAGCACAAGCAGAATATAGGTCTGCTAAACTACGTGCAATAGATAGAGCAAGTAAAGCTGAAAAGAAAGTAGAAGAACTTGAAAAGGAATTAGAAAAGTTTAAACTAAAAGAAGAATTAGGGCTATGAGTGATAGTAAAAAAAAATACTTTGAAATGCAAACAGATGGCATAGTAGAAGATGTTAAGTACATTATGGATAGCAGAAGTAAAGCAGGACAAAAAGAATACGGTACAACCTTACAAGATAATCCAGAAGGTTTTTATAGGTGGCTAAATGAACTGCAAACAGAATTACTTGATGCTGCACTTTACATACAAAAGATTAAAAAATTAAAATAATTAGTTTGTTTATAAAATGTTTATTACATTGCAGTATAAAACATATATTATGAACTACGAAAACTTTTATTATGCTTCCCTTACTTATTGGGAATTAGAACAAGCAATTAACAACCCTAACGTATTAGGTGGTTACAAGAAAAGATGTCAGCAAGAACTTGACAAAAGATTATCTGAACAAACTGAAATATTAGAACTATGATTACATTACTAAATGGCGATCATTGGGGTAAAGAAGAAATACTAACCCAAATGGTTGACGATGAATTTTACTACGGACACTTGGGTAAATATGCTTTAAGCAGCAGCAGTATTAAAACAATACTTAAAAGCCCAAAGACATACAGAAACGTTATTAAGTACGGTAGCGATTCAGATTCACCTGCTTTGATAGCTGGGAAGTTGTTTCATTGTATGGTGCTTGAACCACAAAAGTTAGACAAGCTGCACTTTGTAGAAGCAAGTACACGAAACACAAACGTTTACAAACACGCTAAAGAACAACACGGTGAAGTGTATTTAGTAAAAGAAAAGTTTGCAGCAGAACGTTTAACTGATGCACTATTAAGAAACGAAGCTGCACTTAAACTTCTAAACAAAGCAGAATTTGAAGTACCTGCCATTGAAATGATGGAAGGCATAGCAATAAGGGGTAAGGCTGATATACTAAAAGGTGATCATCTTATAGACCTTAAAACTACAGCAGACCTAAATGCTTTTAAATGGTCAGCAGACAAATACGGTTACGACCTACAGGCTTGGTTGTATATGCAATTATTTAACTGTACCAAGTTTACCTTTTTAGTAGTTGACAAGTCAAGCTGTGATATTGGTATATTTGAAACAACAGACGAGTTTTTAGAACGTGGTAAGAATAAATTTATACAAGGTATTGAAAACTACAAATACTTCTTTGAACAAGACAATGATTTAGATCAGTATGTAATGCGAGGAATATTATAAGGGGAAGCTGAAAACCTTTTAGAGTAGGCAAAACAATAAAACAATATTATGAATAACAAGAAACTAAAAATTGGAAAATTTGAAGTAGTAAACATTAACAAACTTAAACCAAGTGATTATAATAGAGATTTAGACGATAATCACATAAAAAAACAGGGGCATAGTCTAATGGAAATAGGTTGGGCAGGAAGTATTATAGTGGATAATAATTACAATATATTAGATGGACATCACAAATACAAGTTTTGTTTAAAACAGAAAGTTTCAGAAGTGCCAGTTTACAAGATGTATTGGTTAAAAAACTTGTCAGGTAAAGATGTGTTAAGTATTATATTAAAATTAAATGCTAAAACATTGCTTTGGAAACCTGAACAGTTATTATCACGTTACGCTAAGTTAGATTATGATTACAGTATAGCAAACGCAGAACAAGAATTTTATGGTACGAAAAATATGCCACCTTCAGTATTAGTGTTTGCGTTTTTTAATGAACCAAGTAGCACAGATAAATTTAGAGAAGGTAAATGTAAATTAATAGACTTACAATTTTCTAAAAAACTATTACAAGAATTATCAAGATTAAGAAATGATTACGGAGATGGTTTAGTTGGTGGTTCTTGTATGAGAGCAATAGCAAGACAATCTTGGATTTGTTATAAAAAACAAATTAAACTAAAAATTTTAATTGACGAGTATGAAGATATGTTACGGTCTAACCACCCATATTGTCAAAGTTCAAAAGAATTAAGAAAATATTTAAAAAAGAAAATGTCCCGATATGTTAAATAAAATACATAATGAAGATTGTTTAACCACAATGAATAAGATGCAGGATAATTGTATTGATGTTGTTGTTACTTCCCCACCTTATAACATTGGTAAAGGTAGAAGAAACGGTAATAATAGTGTATCACTTAATTATGATAATTATGATGACAACCTACCCCTTGATGAATATTTTTTACAGACAAAGAAATGGATAGACGAACTTTATAGAGTAACTAAACACCATATTTTTTACAACATTCAAGAGGTATCAGCAAACAAAGGAATAGTAAGATATATACTAAACGAATATCACAATAAAATTAAACACACCTTTTTTTGGGCTAAATCTAACCCACCAAGTGCAATTTTAGAAACAGGAGTAGCTAATGGATTAGAGTATATATTTTGTATATCAAAAGACAAACCTACAAAACAGAATTTTAATTACTGCAACTTTTCAAATTACAAAGGGGATTACATTAAAAATGTAATAATAAAACCTGTAAATTCTGACAAAGAAACAGATGGACATTCTTTTGCGTTTGGAGATTGGTTGCCTAAATACTTTATTAATTATTTTTCAAAAAAAGGAGATATAATCTATGATCCTTTTATGGGAACAGGAACAACTGCTAAAGCGTCAATACTATTAAACAGAAATTATGTAGGAAGTGAAATATCAAAACAATATTGTAACGTTGCAGAAAAAAGATTATTAAAATATAAAAATCAACTTAGGATGTTTTGAATAATAAACAAATAAAAGAATTTTACCTTATGGCATTACTTGATATTAGCAACGGTGCAAGTTATCAGGAAATGTATGAAACAATGAAAATGTACGAAAAGCACGAGGAATACGAAGCCTGTGCAGGGATACAAAAAGCAATAATAGAACAATTTGAAATATGAAACCACAAGAAATTAAAACATTAGTAGAGCAAGAAACAAACAACACATTAGACACTAATACACGCAAAAGGGATATAGTATATACCAGATCAGTTTACTTTAAGCTATGTAGGATACACACACAGCAACCTTTGTGTGATATTGGCAAACCTGTAAATAAAGATCATTCTACGGTATTACACGGTATTAAACTATTTAACAATGTGCTGGTAGAATACGAACAAAGCTACTTGGAACTGTTTACTAAACTTGATGCTGAAATACGCAAACAAACAGGCAAGAAATTAAAAGACACACAAAAGCTATTGAACCCAGAAATATACTACAGAAAAAAGTACACAAAGTTATTATTAGAACACAGGGATATTAGCCAACGCTATAGAAACTTAAAGAAGTTTTTAAATGTTTGAATACATAACTATTTTTTATTTAACAGCTATTGCAGCACTATTAATCGCTTTCTTTTTTAACAAATAATAGATGACTATAACAAACGAAGATAATATAGAACTGATGTCAAGGTATAAAGATAACTACTTTGACTATGCTATTACAGACCCACCATATAATTTAAATTTTAAATATAATAAATACAAAGATAATTTAAGTGAAAAGGAATATAAAGATTGGTGTTGTAAATGGTTTTTAGAGTTGCATAGAATATGCGAAAAAGGTATTTTTATTAGTTGTGGAATAAATAATTTAGGATTATGGCATAAAATAAAAAAACCTAAATGGGTTTTATGTTGGCATAAACCTGCAGCAATGGGTAGAAGTAAGGTGGGTTTTTGTAATTGGGAGCCAATTTTATTTTATGGTAAAGTTTCTAAACAAGGGGTTGATGTTATAAAAGCACCAATAATACCTGACCCAACAATGGATTTTCATAGTTGTCCAAAACCTGTAAAATGGGCTGAAGGTATATTGCACAATTTTTGCAAAAATGGAGATAAAATAATAGATATTTTTTTAGGAAGTGGAAGTACCGCAATAGCTTGTCATAATTTAGGATATGATTTAACAGCTTGTGAATTAGATAAAGAATACTATGAAGCAGCAATGAAAAGAATAGAACAACACAAAGCACAACAAAGGCTATTTTAACAAAGATTAGTTTTTTTTATTGTTATATAAATCAATAATGAATTTTTTTGATTATGGATAAAAGAAAGTTTAACGGTGGAAATAAAAACGCAGGACGTAAACCTAAAGCAGTAGAGGTTGAGTTGATAGAAAAACTAACCCCCCTTGAACCGTTAGCACACGAAGCATTATTGGAAGGTTTAAAGCGAGGTGATTTTAAATACGTACAGTTGTTTTATAATTACTATGCAGGTAAACCACGTGAAACAAAAGACATTACCATAAATGAGGACTTACCCCTTTTTGTAGATTAGCGATAACCTAAACGCTATTCTGCAACCTTTATGCGAGTAAAGAAAACAAAAGCACTTGAAAAGTTAAGGAACTTAAACCAACGTATAAGAATCGTTAGGGGTGGTAGTAGTGCAGGTAAGACTATCTGCATATTATTGATTCTAATAGACTATGCTATACGAAACAATGGTTTATCTATATCTGTAGTTACAGGAACTGTACCTGCTTTAAGAAGGGGTGCATACAAAGATTTTATCCAAATAATTAAAGGACTAAACAGATACAAAGAAAGTCAGCACAACAAGTCTTTAATGAAGTACACCTTTACTAACGGAAGTTACATAGAGTTTTTTAGCACAGATGACAGTAGTAAATTAAGAGGGGCAAGAAGGGATTTACTTTTTATAAATGAAAGTAATACTATATCAGGGTTTGATGCTTATCAAGAACTTGCTATTAGAACATCTGGTACTATATGGTTAGACTACAACCCTACAAGTTTGTTTTGGGTAGACAAGGAACTGATAGGACAACCTGATACAGACTTTATAACGCTTACTTATAAAGATAACGACAGCTTACCTGAAAGCATAATAAAAGAACTATTAAAAGCAAGACAAAAAGCTAAAACATCAACCTATTGGAAGAATTGGTGCAGAGTTTATTTAGATGGTGAGGTAGGTAGTTTAGAAGGTGTATGTATTCCTGATTGGAAACAAATAGACACAGTACCACAAGAATCAAGATTATTAGCACACGGTATGGATTTTGGTTATACCGATCCAACTACAATTATTTCACTTTACAAATATAATGATGCCTATATATTTGATGAGGTGTTTTATAAATCTAATACTGTTTTAAGGGATGTTAGTTTATTTTTAAGACAGAATAACATTACGGAAAACATCATAGCAGACCAAGCAGAACCCAAGAGCATAGAAACCTTGCGAAGGGATGGGCATAACATATACCCTTGTACAAAGGGAAGGGATAGTGTGAACTTTGGAATTAACCTTATAAACCAAAACAAAATATACATAACCAGCAGAAGTAAGAACCTTAAACGTGAATTACAAGGATATATATGGGCAACAGATAAAGATGGCAACACACTACCTAAACCAACAGGTGAACACCCAGACTGCATAGACGCAGCACGATATGTATTAACAGACACAATAAGCAACCCTAACAAAGGACAATATCACATTTATTAAAATATATTGTTTATTATTTGTTAATTAAAAAAAAGGTTATATATTTACATCATAAAACAATAACACAATGGAAAATATTATGACTGAACAAATTTATGAAAGTAGAAGTATTAAAAATTTAACAAAAACGCAATTTAATCAAGTTTTAAACTTAAAAAGCAAAATGATTGAAATATCAAATGGTAGTGTAGCTTACAATTTAATGTACTATATGTATGTAAAAAGGTTAAAAACTAATTATGCTGCAATGAATAAAATATTAAATTTAAAATAAAACAACAGGGGGCAGAAATGCCCCTTTTTAAATACAATAATATGAAACGAATACAAGACAGTTACGAATACAAGATGGTAAAACAAATTACATCTAAAGAAAACAAAAGGGCTTTAAAGAAAGCTACAAAAGAAATGTTTATATTTATGGGTGCATTTTATGTAGGTATATTTGCATTTGTTAAACTTGTTTTTTGGATATGGCTTTAGATCAAGATTTTTTTAGAACTTGGATACACAGAAAGTGGTGTTGGGATAACGGATACTTTGTAGAGGTAAAACCTACTAAAAGCGGTGATTCGCCTAAATGCAGAATAAATCTAAACATACAAAAGAACATACAAAAAGGCACAGAAGAATACAAGCAAAGCAGTATGCATCTTGGTAATAAAATAGATGAGTTGTACGCATATATGTATAATACGTTTAAATAGTTTTTCATTTGGTTTGTTTTAGTTAGGGGTTGCAGTAATGTTGCCCCTTTCTTTTTATACATAAATTAGGAAATGTTATTGTATTAATATGAAGATTGATATTTTAGTACCACAATCATTAAACGATATTACGTTAGAACAATACCAAAAGTTTGAATCCATCAATACAGATGATAATTCTAACACCAGCTTCTTGCTACATAAAATGGTAGAAATATTTTGCGACCTTGATTTAAAGGATATTGCAAAGATTAAATTTACCTATGTTCAGCAGATTATAAATGATCTTAACGTAATGTTTGACCAAGACCCAAAACTAATACCTAAGTTTAATTTAACGGTATAACCTATGGTTTTATACCAAAGCTGGATGATATGACGTTAGGGGAATATATAGACCTTGACAACACATTAAGCGATTGGCAAACTATGCACAAGGCAATGAGTGTTTTATACAGGCAGGTTACAGTCAAAAAAGATAACAGATACCAGATAGAAGATTACGAAGGTAGCAAACACGCAGAAGCATTTAAACAAATGCCTTTAGATGTTGTAATGGGTTGCTTGGTTTTTTTTTACAATTTAAACAACGAGTTGCTACAAACTACCCTGAACTATTTGAGCAGGGAAATGGAACAGAACCTGACTACGGAACAACAGCAAATTTTGGATCAAAGTGGGGTTGGTATCAATCAGTCTATGGATTGGCTAAAGGCGATGTTACCAAGTTTGACGAGGTTACCAAACTAAAAGCACATACAGCTTTTGTTTATTTAGCATTTGAAAAAGAAAAAAACGAATTAGAACGTAAACTAATAAATAAGAAATGAAAGGTTTTTACAATGTTACAACGCAACTAAAAACAGCATTTGCTGGTGAGCCATTTGTAAAGACAGTTACCTTTGGCAACTTGGCAGATATTGATTTAGACAAGCAAACAATATTTCCATTATCACACATTATAGTAAACAACGCAACAGTAGGCACAAAGACAACTACTTTTAATATGTCAGTAGTAGCTATGGACATTGTAGATATTAGCAAAGCTGAAACTACAGACAAGTTTGTGGGTAACGACAATGAACAAGATGTACTTAACACACAATTAGCAGTTCTTACAAGGGTAATAAACGAATTGCAACGTGGTGATCTATACACACAGTTATATCAAATAGATGGTGATGTAAGCTGTGAACCTTTTGTAGATAGGTTTGAAAATAAGTTAGCAGGGTGGACAGCAACCTTTGATGTGATTACACAAAACGATATGACAATTTGCAGCTAATGGATTACAAACAAACCTTACAAGCATTAGACATATTTGCAAAGAATGTTATAAAACAATCAAGGGCAAACCTTACACGCAAAAAAAAGAATGTAACATCTGATCTGTATGGCAGTTTAGGTTATGACTTAAAAGTAAACCCTAATAGTTTTAGTTTAGAATTTTATATGTCAGATTATGGTACTTATGTAGACGAAGGTGTACGAGGTGCAAAATCTACATACAAAGAAAGCAGCCAAAGTAGGTTTAGTTACACCAACAAAAGACCTCCATCACAACCGTTAGCAGAATGGGCAAAAGCAAAAAACATTAGGTTAAGGGATGAAAAAGGAAGATTTAAAAAAGGCAACTATAAAAGCATTGGCTATGTATTAGCTAAAAGCATATTTGAAAAAGGTATTAAAGCAAGTTTCTTTTTTACTAAACCATTTGAACAAAACTTTGACAAACTACCTAACGCAATTGTAGACAAGTTTGCACTTGACATAGACGATTTAATACAATTTACACAATGAGTAAAATAAACGCACGTAGTCCATTCTACCTATCATATACAACACCTACTGCACCTACACCAGAATTTACTTGTGCAATAGCAAATGCTATAGGTTTTGAAGTAGACCAAGAAGGTGTAATTAAAGAACCTACACTTTCTTTTGGATCAATTAGTTCTTTTACAAGTAGTGATTCTGGTTTTAGCAATGGCAAGTATGCAACAGTAAGTACAGCTACAACACGAACTGTAGTATTTAAAATAAACATACCTTCAGATTTTAGCAATTCAGCATTAGCAACATTAGATTGTTCATTACAAGCAATACAACCTGCAAAGGTTACAAGTGGTGCTACACCAAGTTGTTCAGGTGGACCAACTACAAACAGTTCAATACCAAACCAAAGCATAGCATCAGGGGGTAATACAGTAACAATAAATTTAGCTTCTTACTTTACACAAGGTTCATCTGCTATTGCAGGTTATACACCTGTAAACTATCACCCAAGTTTTGTACAAATGAGCATTACAGGTTCAACACTAACACTTACTTCTTTAAATGTAGGAGGTGTAAATACAGTTTATGTTAGAGCTTTTGACAACGATGCAAATACTTGTACTGCTGTACAGGCTATACAAGTTACCGTAACTGTATCTGCTGCGTTTGATTGTGCTGCTGCTGGTTTACAAGGCGGAAATATAACACAGGCAGGGGTAATAACAAACCCTAATCTTATAGGTAATATTACAGAAATACGTGCAACATCAGGAGGTTCTGCTATAACATCTGTAGCAGCAAATTCAAGCAGTTCTGCACAAAACGTAACATTGTTTTTTTTAATTACAGCACCAAATGGTTATAGTAACGCAGGATCATCTATAGAATGTAGCAAAACATTTAGCCAAGCTGGTACAACTGCCCCTGCTTTTACCTGTGATGATGCTAATTTAAGTGGTCAAGCAATATATGACACAGGCAGTATAAAAATAGGTACATCTGAAAAGGGAACTATTGCAAGTTTTACACCATCAAGTTTCTCTAATAATATTACAATTGATACATCAAGAAGTGTAACGTTTAATATTACTATACCTTCTGGGTTTGCAAGTGCAGGTGGAACATTAAATTGTACAAAAACACTACTACAACCAGCACCTCTTGCAGACTTGGGAACTGTTAGTTATTATATAGCTACAGATTATTATGGAAGTGATGTAGCAGACTTTTGTCAATCAGGGGCAAGTTTACAAAGAACTACACAAGTAAAATCAACTGCTACAAATATTACAACTGCTACAAACCACACAGTAGCTGCTACTGACGCAAGTGGTAACGCTACAAGGTTGTTTAACGGAGGTGGTTATTATTATGTAGTAGATACATTTATTAATAGATCACCTATAAGTCCAGATTCAGGTGATTTTTTCATATGGCGAATAAGTCAAAACGGTGTAATTACTGAAAACTACAGATGGAATTGTGCAGGTGGTGAAGATGGTAACGGTAGACAATTATAAATATTATGGCAGACTTAAAAACAGTAGATTTAAAAATATACGTTTATTCAGGTACTTCTGGTAGTTATTCAGATTCTAATTTAGTATATGAATTGCAAAAAGAAATCATTACAGGTCAAACTAAAGTGTTGTTTGAAATAGCTGAATTAGTCAGGGATTATATAGACATTACTTTTAACGATGATTATTTATCAAGAACAATATGGGTTACAACAGTAGCAACACTATCTGACGATACAGACCAAGTGTTTACCTATGGAAGCCCATTAACAGACACATATTTAGCCTTTGATGGTTACGGATATTTTCAAGATGAAATCAACCCACAGCTTACAGATGCATTTGATTTAATTAGCAACACAAACATATACTTGCCAGAAGGTACAGCAGGTAAGTTACCATTGTATGCAGCTACAGTAGGTAAGGTTATAATAGATAGCACAACTACACAAATAACAGATAGCGGAAATAGTAACCAAAAAATACAATATGTTACAGTACCAGCTAACACATCACAGATTAAAGTATATGCTACAGACGATACAACGCTTAAAAAAACAATTACTGTAAACAACGTATGTGAGCCAAAGTTTACACCTTACAAGGTTACCTTTATAAATCGTTTTGGTGCTTACCAAGATTTTTACTTCTTTAAAAAGACAGTAGAAACCTTTAACGTAACAGATGAAAAATACAAAAGCAATACTATACAAAATAGTTCTGTTACATATAACACTTATAGCGGACAGCAAACAAGGTATAACATAAATGCAGTTAGTTCTTTAAAACTAAACACAGGGTTTGTTGTAGAAGATATGGTTGAGGTTGTAGAAGAATTGTTTTTAGCAGAAAACGTTTGGATACGTTACGAAAACAAAACCCTACCAATTATACCAACATCAAAAGACTTTACAGTTAAAAGTTCATTAAATGACAAACTAATAAATTACACAATAGACTTTGACTTTGCATTTAATAAAATGAACAACGTTAGATGATAGCATTACAGCTTTACATAGAAGGACAAGAAGTAGAATTGTTTAAGGATGAAAGTATAACCCTTTCACAATCTATACAAGACGTAAAAGATATTTCAAAGATATTTTTAGAGTTTAGCCAAACCTTTAGTGTACCAGCAAGTAAAACTAACAACAAACTATTTAAGCATTTTTATAATTTTAATATTTCCAAAGGTCAAGCGTTTGATGCAAGGGAAAAACAAGACGCTGAAATATTTTTAAACTATGCATTTTTTCGTAAGGGTAAAATTAAACTTGAAGGCTGTACATTAAAACTAAACAAACCACACACATACAAGCTAACCTTTTACGGTCAAACGGTAAACCTTAAAGATTTAATAGGCGATGCACTTCTTGGTGATTTGCCTTTACTTGCTGATTTTAAATTTACATATTCTGACACAAACATATTAGATTATATGTCATCAGGGTTAGATATACAAATAGGTGAAACAACATATTTTGATGCCTTATTGTTTCCGTTAATAACGCACACACAAAGGCTAATTTATGATTCAGGAAGCACTACAGCAAACACAGAGGAACTTGCAAATGTTCACTACGCAGCAGGCAATACAAAGGGTGTAGAATTATCACAACTAAAACCATCTTTAAGGGTTTATGCTATTGTAAAAGCTATAGAAGATAGGTACTTTAAACCAAGTGGTTTCACTTTCCTTGATACATTTTTTTCTACAAACAACCCACATTTTTATAATTTATATATGTGGCTGCATAATAAGGCAGGATCATTATTTGCCGACAATACACAAAAGCAGCAGTTTACAAATTTTCAATTAACAGATATACAAGGTGGTAAATCTACAATGACAATGCGTTTACGCAATAATTCATTTGTAATACCTTCACCAAGTGCAGATAGAAATTCACGCAAACGTACAAGAAAAATACACCTTGACGTAACCTCATCTGCTAATGTAACCTTTACTGTGTTGATGTATAAAAACGGTGAATTGTACAGGGAGTTTAAAGACAAATCTGGTACAACACTTATTACATTAATGAACGAGTTTGTACCTAACGGTACATATACATTTGAAATAGAATCATCAGGTGCTTCTAATTTTACCCTTGACGTAAAGGGGTATTGGAATAGATCAGTAGCACGTGAGCAGTTTATGAAGTTTCAATCTGTGTTAAGTTTTGGTTCAGGTATAGAAGTACAAGCTATAGATTATATGCCTGAAATGAAAGTAATAGACTTTTTGACAGGGTTGTTTAAAATGTTTAACCTAACAGCATTTATAGACAGGGATAAAAATGTAATTATATCTACATTAGATAACTACTACGCAAGTAGTACAACAACTTGGGATATTACACAATATGTAGATAAAGAAACAAGCATTGTAAATTCTGTATTACCTTACAAACAAATCAACTTTGAATACGAAGGCACAGATAGTTTTTTAGCAAGTAACCATTTTTCACAATACCGTAAAAAGTGGGGTAACCTAAAATACGATGCAAGGGATCACCAACAAAGCCCAACAGACAAAGTGTCTGGTGAAGTATATGATATAGAAATACCTTTTGAACATTTTAAATTTGAAAGGCTTGTAGATGCAAACAATAACAACAACACATTTATTCAATGGGGTTGGTCAGTTGATGACAATCAAAGTTCTTTTGTAGGTCAACCATTATTGTTTTATCCTGTGTTAGCAGGTGGTACAAATTTAAGTATTGTAAATCTTGCTGGTAGTTTAACGTTGAAGCCTACATATTTTGTGCCATCTAATTCTATGAATTTATTTGGTCAAGTTAGTGGTGTTACTGTAGGTCAAAATATAAACTTTAACGCAGAAGTAAACGAATACACACCAAGCATAGCTTTTAACGATACCTTATTTAAAAAGTTTTACAACACTTATATAGAAGAAATATTTGACATTAAACGTAGACTTACAAAACTAAAGGCTTATTTGCCTATTAGTATGTTGCAGAAATATTCTTTAGCTGATAGGCTTATAGTATTTAATGAGGTTTACAAGATTAACAAAGTAGTTACAAATTTTGAAACCTTGTTAAGTGATATTGAACTAATAAACATAACAACAGATAAAGAACAAATAATACCAGCACGTTTTATTGAAACAGGTATTTTAGATTTAACTGCTGACAGTAATATATATTCTGTAGATGATGGTACGGTAACAGTAGATAAGTCAGCACGTAATGATGGTTTAGTAAGTAAATCAACTACAGATGTAGTGCCAGAAGATACATCACTACCAAATAGACCTAATTTAGTAGAAGAAAACGTACCGTTAGAAGTTACTGCACCTATTATACAATATGTTACACCAACTACAGCTACATCAAGTGCGATTTATATGGCATTTAATATAACTACATTAGGTAAGATTGGTACAACAAAACAAATAGACGAATATGGTTTCTTTTATTCTACAACAGAATCAGATTTAAGTTCTACTGACATAGACACATTAAAAGCAAACGGTAGTGTAACTAATATTTCATACCCAACAACTGTACATAATAGATTTACATTACCTCCACAGGTAAACTATCAAGTTACAGGGTTAAGTAACGCACAAATATTTTACAGATTCTATGCAAGAACAAACACTAATACAAGTTTTGCTTTTGCAGATGCTATAAGTCCTGTATTTTTCCAAGAAACAACGGTTAGTTACAGCTACACACAGACAGCAGATTCAAGAAGATACAAAATTACAGACAATGTAACACAAAGAAAAACCGTTAGAATAATGCATTATGACGGAACACTTATAGACCTTGAAAATATCACAGGTTTTGGAAATGATGCTGTTACAGGTTCAGTATTATCACAGCATTTTTATTCTAAAATTGTACCTATTGTTATAGACGGTCAATCTGCTACGTTTGCACAAACAGGTATAAATCAATATAATACAGGAATACGTGGTACAAGTAATCAATTTCAAGCAGAACAAAATGAACTAAATAAACGCACAGGAACAGATAGGGGTTATTCTGCTATATCAAGAACAACAGCAGAAACTGAAGCAAAAAGACAGGTTTCTTTTTTAGATATTATAAAACCAACTTATGTACCAAAGGTTACAGGTGATAGACTCTTCCATAACAACAGAACAGCAACTACAGACTATGTATTTCCTTTTAGGGAAGGTTTTAGTGTTTATAAACTTTTAGAAATAAGATACAACGCAGCAGCAAGTACATTAGCAAAAGCAGACGATGGATTCTATGCCTATTGGGGATATAATTTAGATGGTAGCCCTAATGGTTCTACAGGTGTATCTGCACACGTAATAAACGGAGTTGTAACAGAACCAAAATTATTTTACTAATGATACAAAATATTATTAATCTTTTAGAAATAGCAAAACAAGAAAAGCAAACAGGCGAATACACATCAATAGCTTTAGGGAAAAACAAATACCCTGAATCTGTACGTGAAGCATATAATATATTTAGACAGGAATTATGGCAGCAAAAAAAGTAACGGTAGAACTTGAAGCAAAAACTGACAAAGCAGTATCAGAACTTGAAGATTTAAAAAAAGAAATTAACAGGTTAAATGATGAGGTTAGTAAAGGCAACAAGCAAACAGAAAAAGGTTTAAAAGGTGTAGAAAAAGCATCAGAAAAAACTGCTAAAGGTGTATCGTCTATTGGTAACGCATTAAAAGCTGCTGGTATTGGTTTAGCTATTGCTGCATTTGCCAAACTAACAGAAGTATTTAATGAAAACCAAAAGGTAACAGATGCGTTTAGTACAACCTTTGAAGCATTAAGTTTGGCATTTAATGACTTTTTTAATTTTCTTGACAGAAACATAGGTACTGTTATAGATTATTTTAAGGGTATTTTTAGCGATCCTAAACAAGCCATAGTAGATTTCGGCATTGCAATTAAAAACAACATCACAGAACGCTTTAACAGCCTTTTAGATACACTTGGTTTTTTAGCTACTGCTGTTAAAAAAGTATTTGAAGGTGATTTTGCTGGTGCATTAGATTCTGTTAAACAAGCAGGAAAAGAAAGTTTAGATGTTTTGACAGGTGTAAATGATAGTTTTGATAAAGCTACAGAAATACTACCTAACGTTGTAAAAGGTATTACTGATTATGCAAAAAGTACAGTTAAGGCTGCAAAAGATACTGTTGAACTTAACAAACAAGCAGAATTAGCGTCAGTAATAAATCAAGGGTTAATAGAAAAATATGACA